ATTCGATGGATGCACGCGTCGGGTTGGCGCATTAGGGATTTGGCCCCCGAATTTGGAGTGACGACAAGCGCTATTGATGAAGTTTTGGCGCTCCGCACTTGGAAACCGGAGTGCCACGATTAAATGCGTCTAACCGCCGACCTAGAGGGGCGCCCTGCTGTCGGAAAACGCGGCGGCGTCCGTGTTGCCAACGGCGCGTCGCAGCCGGCGCCGATCGAAGGCTGGGACGCACAGTCGCCGATCGCGGCCATGTCGCCCAAGCGTGCGGTGAAGCTGGATAACTGGTTCCCCCAACCGGACTGGATTGAAGTCCGAAAGGGCTACATCATCCACGCTCAAGCGGCGTCCATCGAACCAGTCGAAACGCTGGCGACCTATAACGGTGTATCAAGCAAGGCCATGTTCGCCGCAGCCGGCGATTCTATATACGACGTGACGAATGGCTCATCCGCCGCATCCGTGACGGGATTGGCGAATGCGCGGTTTCAGTTTATCAACTTCGCGACGACCGGTGGAAATTTTCTCTACATGGTGAACGGCGCCGACGGGGCGAATTATTTCGACGGATCGTCATGGGCAGTCGCGGCCATTACCGGGATTTCGGCGTCCGATATCGTCGGCGTTAATGCGTTCAAGAACCGGTTGTGGTTCACAATCAACGACTCGTCTGACGCGGCTTACCTGCCGGTGGATTCTATCCAAGGTGCCGCGACGACGTTTCCGCTTGGAGGGCTGTTCACCAAGGGCGGCTTCCTGATGGCGATGGGCACATGGTCGCTGGATGCCGGCGCGGGCCCTGACGATTATGCGGTGTTTCTGTCATCACAGGGTCAGGTTGCGATCTATCAGGGGACCGATCCAGCGTCGGCGGCTACATGGTCGCTGGTGGGCGTGTACGACATGGGCGCTCCGCTCGGGCGGCGATGCATGACGCGGGTCGGTGCGGATATCGTGTTGATCTCGATCGACGGCGTAGTGCCGCTGTCGCGCGCGATGATTGTCGAGCGGTCCGCTGTGGTGAAGGCGTCACTGTCGCAGCGCATTCAGCGCGTGATGAACCGATCAGCGAAGCTCTACAAGGACAATTTCGGCTGGCAATTGATCTCCTATCCGCGCGGGACGCGGGCTATCTTGAATGTGCCGATCGAGGAAAACACCGATCAGGTGCAGTACGTCATGAACACGCTGTCTGGGGCGTGGTGCCAGTTCATCGGCATGAAGGCAAATTGCTGGGAATTACTTGATGAAGACCTGTACTTCGGCGGCAATTCAGGCGTGGTGTATAAGGCTGACACGTCGGGAACCGACGCGGGAGAGACGCTGTCGGCCGACATGATGACCGCGTTCAACTATTACGGTACGCACGGTAATCAAAAGCGCTGGACTATGTGTCGGCCGCAATTGACGACGGACGGGTCTGTGAATCCAGGCCTCGGGTTCAATGTCGATTTCCGCGAGGATGCGCCGCTGTCGGTGCCGACGACGAACGTCGTATCGTCATCCCTGTGGGACGTAGCGCTGTGGGACGACGGGACATGGGCAGGGGACGTTCGGACGGTTGCAAACTGGACATCGGTTACGGGCATTGGATATTGCGCATCGATACGGCTGGCGGTGGATATTCAGTCATCGCAACCGGGCGAGGCTGGGCTGTGGGGCACGGCGACGTGGGGAGAATCGACGTGGGAGAATACGGTCACCGACGAAGTGGTGCTGCAGGTTAACAGCTTCGACTTAGCCTTTGAGGTGGGGGCGATCGTATGAACCTCCTCCTCGGCCACGATGAGGCTGTGGCCACATGGGTTGCCTCCCGCGTCGGCAAGTCGTTCCATGCGCCGTTTACGGCCATCGGAGCGGTCGACGCGACCGGGCATCTACAGGGCGGCTTTGTCTTCACCGGCTATAACGGTTCTTCGGTTGAACTATCCCTTGCAGGCCATGGCGTGGCGCAACGCGGTCTCTGGCGCGTGGTGCTGGCATATGTGTTTGGTCAGCTTAAGTGCTCGCGTCTGCAAATCCACACGGCCCGCGATAATTTGACGGTCCGGCACCTCGCGCCGAGGCTCGGTTTTACATTTGAAGGTAAATCCCGTAACTTCTACGGCTCAGGGAGAGATGCGCTGGTTTATGCGCTGGTTTCCGACAACGTGCCCGCCTTCTGGCGGCGCTGGAGGCTATAAATGGACAGCCCTCAAGCCCCGGCCGCGCCAGACCCCGTCAAGACGGCTGCAGCGCAAGCTGCCGCGAACAAGGAAACCGCCGTCGCGCAGTATGGCTTGAACGCGACCAATCAGAACACGCCGAACGGCTCTCTTTCCTACAACCAAATCGGAACATGGTCCGACGGCACGCCGCGTTTCGAGGCGAACACGACGCTGTCGGCACCGCAGCAAGCGTTGTACGACAAGGGCAACGTCACCCAGAACAATCTTGCCGATATTGGCAACCAGCAGTCGGCCAAGATTGGGGCGCTCCTCAATACGCCCGTCAGCCTGCAGTCCGCTACGGAAGGAAAGATCGCCGAACTTGGTGCCGCGCGCCTTGATCCGAGGTTTGCGCGCGAGGGCGCTGCGCTGGACACCCAGCTCATCAACAAAGGAATTCGCCCCGGCTCGCAGGCATGGAAAGATGCGCAACTGGCGCAGTCGCAGTCGAAAAACGATGCCTACAACCAGCTTTATCTGACAGGCCGCGGCCAAGGCGCGCAGGAGGCGCTGACCGAGCGCAACCAGCCGATCAACGAGATTTCCGCGCTGCTGTCCGGCTCGCAGGTATCACAGCCGGGCTTCACGAACACGCCGCAGCCTGGGGTCGCGCCGACCGACGTTATCGGTGCGCAGCAGCAGGCGCTGAACCAGCAGAATGTCGGATTCAACGCTGAGCAGGCGCAGAATGCTGCTTTCACGAACGGCCTGTTCAAGCTCGGAAGCGCGGCCGTCGGCGGCTGGGCCATGTCGGACATCGACACTAAGGAAAATATCGAAGTCGTCGGCGAGCGGTCGGACGGCCTGCATGTGATCGACTTTGATTACAAGCCGGAATTCGGCGGCGGCAAGGATAACCGAGGTCTGATCGCACAGGAGGTGGCCCAAGTCTATCCTGATGCCGTGGCGCGCGTACCGGCTGCTGGCAATCGCATGGCGGTGAACTATGCTGCGGTGCCGCGTGGCTTGATGACGATGGGGAGCGCGGCCTAAATGGCTACTGACTCCGGCACATATGACGACGCCACGCTGGCTCGGCGCTACGCTATGGCGCAGGCGCTGATGCAGCAAAAGGAGCCGATCAAGCATTGGGCCGAAGGGCTCGGGAGCTTGGCCGAGTCGGCCCTTGGCGGCTACCAGATGTCCAAGCTGGACGACGAGCGTCGTGCGGAGAGGGCATCGGAGAAGTCGGACCTCTACACCGCTCTAGGCCTGTCGGCCCCTACAGCCGCTGTAGCGCCGTCTGAGGGCGGTTTCCAGAAGCTGGCGGCAATTCTGTCCGGAGGCGGCGGCGGTGCACCAGCGGAGCCAGTACCGCCTCCTATGGCTCCAGCGCCAACAGCGGCACCCGTCCAGATGGCGGAGATCAATCCGGGCCCGGCAGCGGTTGCTGCGCCCGTGCGCGCGCCGATCGAGCCCATCCCGGATATCATTCGGACCAATCCCGACGGGACTATCGCAGGCAATATCACAGCGCCGACCATTCCCGCCCCGACGCCGGCAGGGGCGAAGGTCGCGGCGGCGCTGAGTCCAGCCAGCGGCGGATCATCCCTACCGGCGTCTCCTACCGGTGGGGCTTTGGGGGATATCCCGGCCGACAAAAAGCTCCAACTTGCGCAAATGCTCACCTCGCGCAATCCGACCGTGAAGGGGATGGGGCAGACGCTGCTCGGCAACTATACCAAGTCCGACGCACCGACGGACGAGACGAAGGAATACAAGCTTGCGCAGTCGCAGGGCTACAAGGGGACATTTGTCGACTTCAAAACCGACCTGAAAAAGGCTGGCGCGACCAACGTCACGACGAACGTCGGTGGCGGGTCGGATAAGCAAATCTTCGACGCTATGGACGAATCGGCCAAGGATGCGCGCTCGACCGCGGCCGGCCTGACCGGATTGCGGGAGGCGCGCAACGCTGTACAGAGCGGCGCCATCTTGGGCTCTGGCGCTGATATTAGGCTTAGCCTCCAGAAAGTCGGCGCGCTGCTTGGTGTGGCCGATCCCGCGAAGATCGTGAACACGGAGACATTCCGCGCTGCTATCGCACCGCAAGTCGCTGCGATGATCAAGTCCACCGTCGGCACGACAAACATTTCGAACACCGACCGGGAGTTTGCGGAAAAGGCGGCTGGCGGGAATATCAATCTGGACGAGAAGTCGATCGCTCGGCTGATGGATATCATGGAGCGCGCCGCAGTGGGTAAGCTCTCGGCGCATCAGAAAAAGGTGGAGAAGATTTATCCGGATGCAGAGAAGTACGGTCGCGAGCGAGCGCTGTTCGGAGTGGATATGCCGGCGGCTCAGGCGATGACAGCACCGGATGCGGTCGCATCGCCAGCACAGTCCGGAGTTGACCCAGCGCTCCTCGCTGAAATCCAACGGCGGAAATTGAAAGTGCCGCAGTGACAGATTATTCGAAAATGTCCGACGCGGAATTGCTGGCGCTCGCCAGCCCGACAGCCGCGCCTGACTATTCGAAAATGTCAGATGAAGAATTACTGGCGGCTGCGCAGGGGCCGCAGCGTGGCGTCATCGACAAACTTACTGGTGCGACCGGGCCACGTTTCCAGACGTGGCCCGAGAGAGCCGTTCGCGGTCTTGCTGGCACTCTGGCGGGCATTCCTGAAAGGGCTATATCCGCGGCATATTCTGCTCCTCCAGGTTCGCGGGAAGCTACCGAGGCGATGATCGGACCGGCGGCTGATGCCGCGATGGCTACTGCCGGCACATTGGGGACGCTCCGGACCGGTGTGGCGAAGGCCGTCACACCGTCGGCGGAAGCTCTCGACGCCAGCGGCGCGGCAGGCTTCGACGCCGCCCGCGACTCTGGCGTCAAGATCACCGCCTCGTCGGTAAACCGCCTCGCCGATACAACGATGGCAAAATTGGAGCAACTTGGACTTGATAGTCAACTCGCACCAGACACCTTCCACACGCTTGCAAAAATGCGTGCTCCAGCCGCCGAAGGCGCGTTCGCCGACGTTGCCAATATCCGCAGTATGCGAGCAACTTTACAGAATGCCGCGCGCAACTTTAACAATCCGAGAGAGCAAAAAGCTGCTAGCATGGCAATCCGTGATCTGGATGCTCATTTGGGTGATCTCGGAACCGCTGATGTGCTTGCTGGTGATCCCGTGGCGGCGTCTAGAACGCTGGGCAACGCCACAGGAGATTGGGCGGCAAAATCCCGCTCCGAAACCGTCACCGATGCCGCGCGAAACGCAGAACTATCCGCCGATGCTGCAAATTCAGAAAAAAACATCGGCAAGATTACTAGACAAAAGTTCAAGTCACTTTTGTTGAACGAGAAGGAATCATCCGGATTTTCTCCGGATGAACTGGCGCAGATGGAGCGTATTGTTTCCGGTACTAAAACCGGAAATGCAACGCGGTCTATCAGTAACCTGTTGGGCGGCGGCGATCTCAGGCGGATCGTTGCAAGCTCTGCCGGGGCCGGAGCCGGGGCATTGGTTGGCGGACCTGCTGGTGCGGTCGTAGGGGGCGCTATACCGCCGACTCTCGGTACTATCGCACGCCTGTTGAGCAATAGGTCCACCGCCAACCAAGTACGAAAGTTGGATGAAATGGTGCGCCAGCGCTCGCCGCTATTCCAGAGTCAGCCCGTAGCCCAAGAGAAAACCCAATCTTTGCCCATGGGCCTCATCATGCAGGCGCTGCTAGACCAACGCCAAGGAGTCCGCTAATGCCAAGATCAGGCTCCGGCAACTACAGCCTGCCAGAAGCGGCGTTCATCCCGAACACGCCGATATCGTCGGCTGCCGTGAACTCGGATTTCGACGATATCGCCGACGCGTTGACAGACTCGCTATCCCGCAGCGGAGACGGCGGCATGCAAGCCGTGCTCGAGCTGGATAATGACGGCTTTGTCTACGCAAGCGACCCGAACACCGGCATACGGCGCACGGCGGGGGATACGCAGGCGATAGAGTGCGGCGGCAATGATATTATCGCGGCGAACGCCACGACCGCGACCATCAACGGCGATCTGGCTGTAAGCGGCGACTTTACCGTCGGCGGCGCGTCATTGCTTCCGATCGGCCTTGGTCCGCTGCCGTGGTCGGGGACGGCAGCTCCGGCGAAATGGTTGCTGTGTCGAGGTCAGTCGCTTCTGCGGGCGTCCTACCCAGATTTATGGACGTTTGCTGCGGCTGAAATTGCGCTTGGAAATATACTATTCACGAATGGCAACGGTACGACGACGTTCACGGTTGCCGACATGAGCGGTGCATCGCCGTTCGGATCAAACAACGCGACTGGGCGCCTGACCGTCGCTAACAGCGGCGTCAATGGGGACATATTAGGATCGGTCGGCGGTACACCAAATCACACGCTGATCACGGCTAATCTTCCTGCTTATACGCCAGCGGGCACGATCGTAGTCACGAACGGTGCCATCTCGATTACCGCATCGCTTTTGCAGGCCGGTATCTCGATCTCGACGAGCGGCGGCTCGATTGCGAATACCGGAAGCGCGTCTGCGTCACAAGCAACATCAACGGCCGTATTCACCGGCACTGCCCAGGGCGGCACTTCCACCGCGCTTCTGACGCAACCGCGCTCCGTCATCACCAACTACATCATTTTCGCCGGGGTTTGATCCATGCCGCGCAGCGCAATTACCGGCATTTTTACCAGGGTGGCGAACAGCTTCTCCAACCCGGTATTTGGCACGCTGATCGATCCTACCGACGCCGACTCGCTGTTTGACGATTACGATACCGGGCTAACGGGACAAATGCCGATCATTGGCACAGCCACAAACGATGCGGCACCGGCCGGAACCATCGGCGAATATATTGAAAGTGTGGTCACTAGCGGCAGCGCCGTGGCACTCGTTACCGCGACCCCAAAGACTGTGACAAGTATTCTACTGTCAGCCGGTGATTGGGACGTCGACGCCATTGGTTACGTTCTGCCGGCGGCAACAACCAGCGTTACCAACGTTGTAACCAGCATTTCTGGCATCACGAACACTCTGGATATTACACCAGGTAAGATCAACGGTCTCACTTTCCAAGCCAATGTTAGTGGCGGGGCCGCGTACAGCATGGTAGTCCCGCCATACCGGTTGAGTCTTGCCGGTCCCACCACGGTTTATCTGGTCGGACAGGCAATTTTTACTGTGAGTACGGCAGGCGCCTACGGAATCATTAGCGCGCGTCGAGTGCGGTGATCTGGAAAAGGAAAATAAGAATGAATTACTCGCTTATGTGGCTCCCACAGGTGTTGCGCGATGCAGGCCTTGAGGTTCTTGAGCATGGTGGATGGCAGACCCGAGGTCATGGCGACATGGGAGCGGTGCAGGGCGTATTGTGCCATCATACCTGCGGGCCCCTGAAAGGCGATCTGCCCGACGTAAATGTGCTGGTCGACGGTCGGCCCGATCTCGGCGGCCCGCTCTGCAATCTCGGCCTTGGCCGCAGCGGCAAGGTCTACATGATTGCCGCCGGCAAGGGCTGGCATGCTGGAGCCGGCAACTGGCTTGGCGTCAAGGATGGCAACTCGCATTTGATAGGGATCGAGGCTGAGAATACCGGAGAGACCAAGGGACCGCGAGCGGACACATGGCCGGAGGTTCAGATGAACGCCTATAAGCGCACCTGTGCTGCGATCATGCATCACGTCGGTGGCACGTCGGCTATGGTAGCAGGGCATAAGGAATACGCCCTCCCGCACGGTCGCAAGAATGATCCTAACTTTGATATGGTGTCATTCCGCGCCGATGTCGCCAAGATCATGGG